GATGATACAATGACCTCTGAGGCCCCGCGCCGTCGAGGCCGCCCGCGCGCCAACAAGGACGACTGACATGGCCACGGCAGGCGACATCATCAACGGATCGCTCCGCCTGCTGGGCGTGCTGGCCGAGGGCGAAACGCCGTCTTCTGAGACGTCTCAGGACGCGCTCAACGCCATGAACCAGATGATCGACAGTTGGAACACCGAGCGCCTCGCCGTGTTCTCGACCATTGATCAAGTGGAGACGTGGCCGCCCGGCGCGCTCTTTCGTACCTTTGGGCCGACCGGCGACATCGTGGGCGACCGCCCGATCCTAGTGGACGACGCCACCTACTTTCGCGACCCGGCGACCGGCATCTCCTACGGCCTCAAGCTGATCAACCAGCAGCAGTACAATGGCATCGCCGTGAAGACCGTCACCAGCACCTACCCCCAGGTGCTGTGGGTCAACATGACCTATCCGAACATCGAGATGTACGTTTACCCGGTGCCGACGAAGGTGCTGGAGTTTCACATTGTCTCTGTTCGCCCGCTGTCGCAGCCGGCCAATCTGGCCACCGACCTGACTTTTCCGCCGGGTTACCTGCGCGCCTTCCGCTACAATCTGGCCTGCGAGATGGCGCCGGAGTTTGGTGTTGAGCCGACCCCGCAGGTGTCGCGCATCGCCATGACGTCGAAGCGTAACCTCAAGCGGATCAACAACCCTGACGACGTGATGGCGCTGCCCTATAGCATCGTGGGGACTAGGCAGAGGTTTAATATTTTCGCCGGTAATTACTGATGGCGAGGGGCGCTATGATACAGCCTTTTAGCCTCAATATAGGCGTTCTCCGCTTCCTCTGCGGTCTTAAAAACGCCAAGTTGTTTGCTGACCCCGTTCGTGCAAATGCGCGCTTCGTATCCGTATGTTCGTTCGGTTACGCCCAATCTGCCCGTTTTATTTCTTTTGTGCGCCGCCGTTTGGTTTTGGATATTTTCGGCCGTCGTCACATCCCGCAGGTTTTCCAATCGGTTGTCGTCCGGCCTGCCGTTTATATGGTCGATGTCGTTTTTCGGCCATTCTCCGTGCGCGTACAGCCAAATAAGCCTGTGCGCCCGGTACCTGCGGCCATCTACTGGCACGATGCGGTACCCAAAGTCGTTGACCGTCCCCGCGATACTGCCTACTCGTATCCGGCGGTTGGGTTTTACCTTCCAGCGCAAAAGGCCGGTTTCAAGATCACAGTCAAAAAGTTCTTTGAGTCGGTCGCGCGTAAGCATGGCAGAAGCTCCTTGGTGTTTTCTTGCCTTGCTGCGGCGCGGGCGTCAACGGTGAAAACACCATGAAGACGGCGATCCTCGGATCTTCCTATGTGGCCCGCAGCGTCAACGCTGCGGACAGCCGCATGGTGAACCTGTTCCCTGAGATCGTACCCGAAGCCGGCAAAGAGCCGGCGTTTCTTCAGCGTGCGCCAGGCTTGCGCCGCGTGGTGACGGTGGGCACCGGCCCGATCCGTGGGCTGTGGCAGTTAGGTTCCTACGGCTACGTCGTGTCGGGCAACACGCTCTACCGCGTCGATACGAGCTGGAACGTCACTTCTCTTGGGGCCGTTGCCAACACCGGCCCGGTGTCGATGGCCGACAACGGCACGCAGATATTTATCGCGGCTGGCGGCCCCAGCTATATCTACAACACTTTTACGAACGTCTTTCAGCAGATCACCGACATCGACTTCCCCGGCGCCGTAACCGTTGGCTACCTCGACGGCTACTTCGTGTTCAATGAACCGAACAGCCAGAAGATCTGGGTGACGAGCCTGCTGGAAGGCACGCAGGTTGATCCGCTCGATTTCGCCAGCGCCGAGGGTTCTCCCGACGGCCTTGTCTCGCTGATCGTTAGCAACCGCGAAGTCTGGCTGTTTGGCACCAACTCGACCGAGGTCTGGTACAACGCTGGCACCGCCGACTTCCCGCTCCAGCGCATCCAGGGTGCCTTCAACGAGGTGGGCTGCGCTGCCGCGTTCTCCGTTGCCAAGATGGACAACAGCGTCTTCTGGCTGGGCGCCGACGCCCGCGGCCGAGGTATCGTCTACCGCACCAATGGCTACCAAGCCGTTCGCATCTCGACCCACGCCGTTGAGTGGCAGATCCAGCAGTACGGCAATCTGTCGGACGCGATTGCCTACACCTACCAGCAGGACGGCCACTCGTTCTATGTGCTGATCTTTCCTGGCGCCGACACTACCTGGGTTTACGACATCGCCACTCAGGCGTGGCATGAGCGTGCCGGCTGGGATAACGGCAGCTACACACGCCACCGCAGCAACTGCCAGATGGCGTTCAACAGCGAAGTCATCGTGGGCGACTACCAGAACGGTAAACTCTATGCCTTCGATCTTGATGTTTACGCCGACGACGGTGCGATCCAGCGTTGGCTGCGCTCTTGGCGCGCCCTGCCGACCGGCCAGAACAACTTAAAACGCACGACCCACTACAGCTTGCAGCTCGATTGCGAGACAGGCGTGGGGCTCGACCAACCTCCGCCCGAAGACGAAATCTACCCAACCTTGTTTGAGGTTGGCCTTTTGGCAACCGAAGCCGGCGACACTCTGGTGACGGAGGATGGAGACGCCATCCTAGTCCTTGCCTCCAACCTTACCACGATGGTCCCTCGCGCCATGCTGCGCTGGTCCGACGATGGCGGTCACACTTGGTCAAACGAACACTGGAAGTCGATGGGCCGGATTGGCCAGTTTGGTTACCGCACCATCTGGCGTCGCCTCGGCATGACGCTCGCAATCCGCGACCGCGTGTACGAGGTGTCCGGCACGGACCCCGTGAAGATCGCTATCATGGGCGCTGAACTGGCGCTTCGGCCGACCAATGCCTAGCGTTCTCAACGTCACCAACCTTCCGGCGCCGCGTGTCCCTGTCCTCGACGCTAACACGGGGCTGATGACGCGGGAGTGGTACCGCTTCTTCTTTAACCTGTTCGTCCTGACGGGCAGTGGCTCCAACACTGAGTCGCTCCAGGACTTGCAGATTGGGCCGCCCTCGACCGACCCCACCGTCTTCCTCGACGCTCTGCAAGATGCCGCTCTCAGCCCTTCCGGTGGCTACAGCGCCGACACCGACGCCGTGCTGCGGGAGGCCATCGAGGGCCTCGCCTCTGCGCCGCCGCGCATTGACGAGGTGCCAGGCTGGAACATCCAGCCCCGCGGCGTGACCGTAGGCGCGTCTCCATTCACGTTCCAAAACACGACCGGCCGCTCGGTGGATCTCATCGTGTCGGGCGGCACCGTGTCGGCCATTGCCTTTTCCCGAGACAACGTAACTTTCTATGGTGTTGGCTCGACCGCAGGGGTATTTTGGCTGTCGCCATACGATTATCTGCGTGTGACCTACACGGTCGCGCCCACAATAACCCTTGTGCCGAGGTAGCCCATGGCCGTCGTTATCTCGCTTTTCGCCGGTGTCGGGGCGCAGCTTTTCGACAGCAACGGCGACCCTTTGACGGGCGGCCTAATCTACACCTACGCCGCCGGCACCACGACTCCGCTGGCGACCTACACGACTTCAACGGGGCTGACCCCGCACACCAACCCCATCGTGCTGGACGCGGCGGGGCGGGTGAACGAAGTTTGGCTGGACGAACTGTACAATTATAAGTTTGTGTTGAAGACTTCGGACAACATTACGGTAGCCACATACGATAATGTGTACGGCGCCGCCGGCTCGTCTTCTTCGATAAACATCAGCGGCAACGCTTATATCGGCGGTCGTATAGGGATTGGCACGGTAACGCCGGCCGTCAAGCTAGACATCGTAGGGACCGACGCCATCCGATTGCCGGTTGGCACGACGGCCGAGCGACCGGCGCCCAATGTGACCGGCTATTTGCGGTTCAACAGCACGCTGGCCAGCTTTGAGGGCTATAACGGTACTGTTTGGGGGGTGCTTAATGGTTTCCCCGTCGGCACCGCTATGCTGTTCGTGCAAACGGCGGCGCCGACCGGCTGGACCAAAAGCACGACGCACGACAACAAGGCTTTGCGTATCGTCTCGGGCGCGGCGTCCAGCGGCGGTTCGGTCGCGTTTACTACGGCCTTCGCGTCGCAGGGGGTAAGCGGCACGGTAGGCGCCACGACGCTGACGACCGCGCAGATCCCCAGCCACACACATCAACAGACCAATGGTTTTGCGGGCGGCGCTTCAGCGGGAGCTAACACCTCATATGATATTGGCTCGACATCGCGTGTGACCGATGCAACTGGCGGCGGCAACTCGCACGACCATGCTTTTACCGGCACGGCCATCAACCTCGCCGTTCAGTATGTAGACGTGATCATCGCAACGAAAGACTGACCCGTGGCCCGCAAGCCCCAGTCCGAAAGCACCTACCTCTGCCCTCTTTTCAAGGAGAAGCAGGAGGACGTGTGCCACAAGTGCGGCTTCTACACGCATGTGCGCGGCAACCACCCGCAGACCGGGCAGGAGCTGGACCATTGGGCCTGCGCGATTGAGTGGTTGCCGACGCTGCTGATCGAGAACTCCCAACAGTCCCGGCAGACTGGCGCCGCCGTCGAGAGCTTCCGCAACGAGATGGCGAAAACCAACTACGCGGCCCTGCAAACGCTGGTCGCGCTCGCGCCTTCCGCCGAAGAACCTAAGAGGGTCATCGCCCATGCACCTCACGATCATTAAAGCTGACAATACGGTAGGCATCGACGGCGAGTTTCTCCCCGTCAATTGCTCTGCCCTCCCGCTTAACTTCCACGCCCTTCAGTGGGTCGGCCCCGAAAACGGTATCGGCGGCGAAGGCGAGGCCGAATGGATCGGCAAGCCAAAGCCCCCGAATACTGAGGTAATCGACCTAGGCGGCTACTACGCATACGTCGAGGCGTGGCGTATCAAGAAGGCAATCGAAGACGCGCGAGCCGCGGCTTCGGCGGGCGCCGCCCCCTAATGGCCGCCGTCATCAGCATCGTGAAGGGGTAGGACATGGCTGTCACCGTTGTTGTTCTGATCCCGGCCAAGACCGCCGAGAACACGCAGACGACGCAGTACACGGCGAACGGCGTGACGACGATCATCGATAAGTTCACGGCGACCAACTACACGGCCACCGCGGCGACGATCAGTATCAACCTCGTCACGGCCGCCGGCGTCCCCGGCGACAGCAACCAGATCGTCCGCACCAAGACGCTTCAGGCTGGCGAGACGTACACCTTCCCCGAGATCGTGGGCCAAGTGCTGTCGCCTGGCGCCTTCATTTCCACTATCGCCGGCACGGCCTCTGCGCTTAACATCCGCGCCAGCGGGCGCGAGGTAACGCAGTGACGATCACGGTTCGCAAGCCGGAGTATGCGGATCTAGGCCGCTATACTGAGCTGGCAACCCAGTTCATCGCCGCTTCGCCGCTCAGTTCCGTCGTTCCCGTCACGGCCGACAGCGTGGCCAACTTCCTCATCTCGGCCGTGGACAACCCCATGGTCGGGATCTGGCTGGCCGAGAAGGACGGCGTGATGGTTGGCATCTGCGGCGCCATCAAGTACCCGCTCTACTTCAGCCCGCAGCACACCATCGTCCAGGAACTTTGGTGGTGGCTGACGCCCGAAGCGCGGGGTAGCGGTGCCGGGCAGGCGCTGTACAAGACGCTGGAGGCGTGGGCGCAAGAGAACGACGCTGCGGCGCTGTTTATGATTGCGCTCGACGACGACCGAGTGGAAAAGACCAGCAAGTTCTACGCTCGCGCCGGCTTCAAGCCGATGGAACGCACATTCGTTAAAGGGGCCGACACATGGCGATAGGTACCGGCACCGCCATTCTCGGCGCAGCAGCCCTCGGCGCTGGCGCGGGCCTTTACGGCTCTAGCCGTGCCGCCAAGACGCAAGCCAATGCGGCTCGCGATGCCGCCGCCGCGCAGGTCCAGGCCGCCGACCGTGCTGCTGAAGTGCAGCGCGAGATGTTTGAGCGCCAGGTGGAGCTGCAAGAGCCGTTCCGCCAGGGTGGCCTTACCGCGCAGAACCGGCTGATGGCCTTGCTAGGTCTGGCCGGCGAACCGACGGCCCCTGGTTATGGCCGCTACGCCCGCGACTTCAGCATGGCCGATTATGAGGCCGACCCCGGCTACGGCTTCCGCATGAGCGAAGGCATGAAGGCTCTGGAGCGGTCGGCGGCGGCCCGTGGCGGCCTGCTGTCGGGCACGACACTTAAGGGCGTCCAGCGGTTCGGGCAGGATCTGGCCTCGCAGGAGTACCAGAACGCCTTCAACCGCTACCAGATCAACCGTGCGGCCCAGCTCAACCCGCTCCAGAGCCTCATGGGCGCTGGTCAAACCAGCACGAACGTCCTGTCGGGCGCCGCTGGCGACGTCGGCCGCGGCGTGGCCGGGTCGTACATGGGTGCAGGCGCTGCTCAGGCCGCCGGGCTGGCCGGCGCCGGTCAGGCCCGCGCCTCGGGCTATGTCGGCGCCACGAACGCCCTGACGGGCGCGCTGCAATCGGCTGTGCCGAACTACATGATGTACCGCTACATGAACCCCGGCGGCGGGGGTGCCCCCGCCAACGTCATGGAAGGGGTCTACTGACCATGGTTGATTACTCCATCGCCACGCAGGTCCGCCCCTTCCAGATGCCCAACATCGGGGAGATCTACGGGCAGGCCCAGAACCTTCAGCTCAACCGGATGCGGATGGCCGAGGCGCAGGAGACGGCGCAGGAACGCAACGCGCTTCGCGGTCTGATGGCCTCTGGCGTCGATCTAAACACGCCGGAAGGGCTGGCGCAGCTTCGCCGCGTCGCGCCGATGCTGGCGCCGCAGTTTGAGCAGGCTGCGGGGCAGCGGGCGTACCAGCGGGCGCAGATTTCTCGCATCGAGTCGCAGAATGACGCGGACGCACTGAAAGCGGCGCAGACCCTGCTGAGTTCAGTCCGCGGCGCCGAAGACTACGCCGCGCTGCGCCCCGCACTCCTGGCCCGGTTCCCGCAGTACGCGCAGTTCTTCCGCCCCGAATACAGCCCGGAGTTAGTCCGCAGCCTTGCGTTGGGCGCGCAGAGTTTGGCTACGCAGGTCGTCCAGCCTGGCGGCACCATTTACGATCCTATTACCAACACCGCTCGCTTTACCGCGCCTGCGGCGCCGCAACGTCCGGTGGTTGGCCAAGGCCCCGGTAACATTCCGGTGATAACAGACCCCGTAAGCGGCACTTTTCGGTTGGCCACGGAAGAACCGGGAGGCCAGCCCACCGCTCCGCAACCCGCCACACCGGCACGCCAGCCCACCGCCCCCGCTGCTGGCGCTCGCGTGCCGCTGTCGCAGTCCACGGACATTCTGGCCATGGTGCCTGGTGTGCGTCGTGCAGAAGGTACAGGCCAGAACCCGCGCTCGTCGGCGCAGGGCGACTTCCAATTCCGCGACCCTACCTTTATCGACCAGTTCCGCCGCAATTTTCCCGACCAAGCCCGTGGGCGTTCGAACGAGGAGATCCTGGCCCTTCGCGGCACAACGCTGCCTGACGGCCGCCGCGTCGAAGAAGTGCTTGGCCCGGCGTACATGCAGCAGAACGCGCAGTCGCTGACCCGCGGCGGTTTTGAGGCGACGGGTCAGAACGTCTACCTCGCGCACCACTTTGGCGCGACGGGCGCGCAGAACCTTTTGCGTGCGGCGGCCGGCAACCCTAACCTGCCGGTTGACCGCGTGCTGACTGAAGACGTTATCAACGCCAATCCGTTCCTGCGGGGGACGACCGTTGGCCAAGTAATTGAGTGGGCCGGCAACGCTATGGACCGCGGTCCTGGCCAAGCCCAGCAGATGCTGAACGCGGCTCGCGGTGGTCAGCCGACAAACGCCATGGCGCCGGGCGCCGCGCCTCGCAACGTCATGACGCCGCCGCTGACGATGGCCGACGCGCAGCGTCTTGAACAAGAGCGGCGCGTGTCTCTGCCAGCGCCTCGGCAGGACTTCCGCTACACGCCGGATTTCCGGGCCGTTGAGCCGATCCCCGGCAGCGACGCCGCACGCGAAGCGGCAGAACGGGATAGGGCGACGCGCATCCGCCGGGAGACGGAGCAACAGACGGGTGGCACGGTCATCCGCGCCATCGACCGCGCGGAAGAGATTATGCGGACGGCAGTACTTCCGACAACGGGCTTTTTTGCCGAAAGGCTTTCGGGTGTGGGAGGTACCGCCGCTCGAAATCTTCGCGGAAGTCTTGACACTATCCGAGCCAACATTGGCTTTGACCAGCTTAACCAGATGCGGCAGGCCAGCCCGACTGGCGGCGCGCTGGGCAACGTTTCCAACCAGGAAATCGCCTACTTGCAGGCGGTGATGGGCAGCATTGACCAAGCTCAGACCGAGGCGGAATTGCGACGCAACTTGCGTACTTTGCGAGAGGCTTACTACGAAATTGTCAACTACGGCCTCGGCAACCGCCCGCCCGTTCAGATCCCCGCCCCTGGCGGGCGCGGCACCGCCGAACCGCCGCGCGACGGCGTGCCCGACGGCCGCCGCCCAGCGGCGGGGGCAACGCCTGCGGCCCCTGGCGAGATCCGAACGCCGATGGGTCTTACCATCCGGCCGATCCAGTAGGAGCGCGCCATGCGATACGAAGTTACCGCCCCGGACGGCCGCCGCTTCGAAATTACCGCGCCCGACGGCATGGCGCCGGACGTACTCACCCGCGAGGTAGAGGCGGCGTTTCGCGCGATGCCCAGCCCGCAACCGCAACAGCGCGCGGCGCCGCAACCCATCGGCGTTGGCGAACGTATGTTGTACGGCGCTGGCGACGTCGCCCGCGGTGTTGAGCAGCTTGCGGCCGAACGGATGCGACCGCCGGAGCAGACGGCGATTGGCCGTATGCTTCTGCGGAACCCCAACATCCGCGCCGTTATGGAGGCGGGCGTTGCTGAAGTGCCCCTGCCGACCGCAGAAGGCGCCCGTACCGCCGTCCGCGAGCGGGAGGAGGAGTACCAAGCCCGCCGCGCCGCAAGTGGTGACACGGGCTTTGACTTCGCACGCATGGCGGGCGGTATCGTCCCCGCCGCCGTAGCCACCGCAGCCCTCCGCGCGCCCGTTACGCTGCCCGGCGCGGCCGGTCAGGGCGCCGCGTTGGGCGCCGCGCAGGGCGCCGCCATGCCGGTGCTAGGCGACCCGGAGACGCCGGAGCGCGCCCGCGCCGCTCTGTACGGCGCTGGGTTCGGTGCTGGCGGCGGCGCCGCAGGCCAAGTAATTGGCCGCGCCATCGCGCCTCGCATAGACCCCAACGTCCGTATTCTGCGCGACGCTGGTGTCGAGCTGACCCCCGGCCAAGCGTTTGGCGGCGCGGCGCGAACTGCCGAGGAGCGCCTGTCGGGCGTGCCTTTCATCGGCGGTCCGATCCAGTCGGCGCAACAGCGCAGCACCGAGTCGTTTAACACCGCCGTCGCTAATCGAGTGCTGGCGCCGCTCAATGCGGCGGTCCCCGAAGACATTAAGGTCGGCCGTGATCTGGTCGAACATGTCAGTGGCGCTGTCAGCAACGCCTACAAGGACATTGCTGGTCGGGTCACGCCGTTCGGTTTGGACCAGCGGTTCCTTACTGACATCACCAACGTCTCTCGGCGATTTTTGACGTCTGACGCGGAGAAGGAATTGGCGCGGTCGCTACAGCGCGACATCCTTAGCCGGATACAAAACGTTGGTAACCGCATCGACGGCGACACCTACCTCAACATTTCTGAGACGTTGGGGCGAAATGCCCGAGAGTACCTAGGGTCGTCGGTGGTGAAAGAGCGCGAGCTTGGCCGCGCCTTTGCGGCTGTACGCGAAGCGTTTGATGATCTTTTGACCAGAACCAACCCGGACTTGGCCACTCCAGTTTCGGCGGCGCGGCAGGCATACCGTAGCTTGGTCCCGATGCAAGCGGCGGCTAATGCGGCTGAGGGTGGTATTTTTACGCCGGCTCAGTTTTCGACGGCGGTTCGCGGTGCGGACACCAGCACCCGCAAGGCGACGTTCTCGCAGGGACGCGCCAATATGCAGGATTTGGCCGATGCGGGCGTGCTCGCCATGGGCGGCGCGCCTGGCGCTGCGGGGGCGCTAGACCGGCTGACCGTAGGTGCTCTGGGCGGCGCCGCCGCAACGGGAGGCATCCCTATCGACCAGATCATCGCCGCCAGTTTGGTCGGCGGCGGCGCCTACTCGCGTCCGCTCGCCAACGCGCTGGTGTCGGCGCTTACTGCTCGACGCCCCGCCGCCGTAGAGGCCGCAGGAAACGTGATCACCCGTTCTGGCGTGCCGGTCAGCGTTCCGCTCAACATGATGTATAATTTTCCCGAACCGCAAAACGCCATGGCTCGCTAAGGGTTGCCGCCTATGTCGCAGGATCTTGTGAACCTCGTCATCGGCGTGGCCGGGGCGGCGATGGGCTGGATGCTGAAGGTCGTGTGGGACTCGATCCGCCTGCTGCAAGACGACATGAAGGTGCTGGAGCGGGCGCTGCACACGAAGTACGTCAGCAAGGACGACTACAAGACCGACATCCAGGATCTGAAGGAGATGCTGAAGGCCATCTTCGAACGCCTGGACCGCAAGGCTGACAAGTGATGCAGGGCGTCCAGCGGCACATCCTGCTGGTTGCGATCTACACGCTTGCGCTGGTCATGCTCGCCATGGTGTTCGTACTCTTGGCGGGGCTGTTCGACCCACAGGTGAACAACGACAAGATCTTTGAGGTGCTAGGCCCCGCCTTTTCCACTATCGTCGGCGCGCTCGTTGGCCTCCTTGGCGGCCTGCGCCTCGCGCGGGCGTCAGAGGACCGAGACGGATAAGTAGGAGGAAGGTATGAGTAAGGACATCTGGCTGGGCCTAGCCCGGCACATCCTGACCGCGCTGGGCGGCGTCTTCGTCGCGCGCGGCTACATCGACGCCAGCTCGGCCGACGCCGTGGTTGGCGCCGCCATCACCCTTGGTGGCGTGGCGTGGTCTGTAGCCGACAAGAAGATGCGATGATCTCTGCGAAGCTGATGCAGGGTCTGAACTGGTCAGACCCTGCCGAGTGGGCTGCGGCGCTGGAAGGCCCCTGCCGCCAGTATGAGATCAACACGTCGAAGCGCGTGGCGATGTTCCTCGCCAACACCGGCCATGAGACGGCCGGCGGCCGGAAGCTGCGCGAGAGCCTCAACTACCGCGTCGAGGCCCTGGTGAAACAATGGCCCCGATATTTTTCGCCTGAGTACGCCGCCGAAGTGGGCCGCACTGACAAGCAGCCGGCCGACCAGAAGGCGATTGCCGAGGCGGCCTATGGCGGGCGCATGGGGAACAAGAACCCCGGCGACGGCTGGCGCTTCATCGGCCGCGGTCTGATGCAGACCACGGGCCGGTATAATTACGAGCGCCTGGCTGAGATCGTGAACCGGCCGGTCGATGAACTGCCCGAGTGGATCGAGACGCGGGAGGGCGCGGCCGAGAGCGCCGCGATCTTCTGGCACGCCAACAACTGCAACGACCTGGCTGACGCAGGCGCCGTTGACCGCTGCCGCCAGCGGATCAACGGCGGCCTCATCGGGATCGACGACGTGCGCGCCCGCTACGCTACTGCGCTCGGGCTTCTGACGTAGC